ATTTCTAATCTGTACGTTTTTTCATGTGGAATATATATCATATCATTTGGTTCGAGTATGGCATCATCTTCATCAGGTTACCATTTTTTTCTTCCCTTTATCTGCCAAATATATGTGTTATCATAATCATTGTGCCAATCAAAGCATTGTGAGTGTGATACCAGTGATATAAACATATGACAATTAACTCTATGTGGGTCTTTGACATTGTGTTTAAATTCTAACACTTTTCTCATTTCTTGAACGACTGGTATTAGTTCTGCATGATGAGAAACAAGTGTAGGTAACATATTAAACTTTGTTTCATCATCTTCATCCTCAATACCCACAACTCTCACACCACGTTGAACAAAGTCAGAATACTTTTTTCGTTCTGCTACAGATGCTTCAAAATTTTCAATAGCAGTATCCCAACTAAACAGTTCTAAACCTTGTGATACGATTTCGTCTTCTTTAGGAAGTCTGTGGTATTGAGTAAGTGTCTCCATCTGCTTTCTCTAACTTTCCGGATCGCTCCAATTTTTTTAACATCTTATCTCTTTTCTTCATACCAATATCTAGTGCTAGTTTAGATGCTCTCTGTGTGAAATCAACTCCTAACATATGGTCATACTCATGTAAGAATACTCTAGCAGACATATCTTGTAGTTTGATGTTCTTTGCTTCGTTGTGTTCATTGTAGTATGTTATAGTGCAATCTACAGGTCTTCTAATTGATAACATTAAGAATGGCCATGTTAAACAACCTTCTTTGAATGCTTGTAGTTCAGGTGATATCTGAATAACTTTAGGATTAAAAACATTCATACGAAAATCATCTTTACCCATCACAAACACTTTAGTATGAATACCTACTTGTGTAGCAGATAGTCCTACACCATTATAGTGTTTCATGTTCTCCCATAGTCTATCTGCAAGTTCTATAGGTTCAACAATAGGGTTTAGAAAATCAAATTCAGGCGGTGCGCCAGAGTTCTTAACGTCATGTGGATTTGTTAGTGGTAGTATCATTGTGCCTCAATTCTAGAATAATTATTTGGTTTCGCAAAACGAATTGTGTTTGTAAACTTGTCAAACAATGTGTCGCCTTTGTGCGATATGACAAATGCATTGATTCCTTTGTCCATAGTATTTAGGATTTTTAAAAACTCTTCTGTACCATTTGCATCTAACGAACTATCAAACACTTCGTCTAGTATCAATAGATTTGTGTTAGTTGAATTTTTCATCTTTGCAATAGTACGCCAAGTAAACAATAGTGATAAATCAATTCTCAACTTCTCGCCTTCAGAGAATGATGCGTAACTAAAATCATCTCTATGTCTAGACTTGATTGTTTCTTTAAATGAACCATCAAGATTAAACTGAACAAAGAAGTCAAGTGCTTGTAGAAAATGATTTACATAATGATTGATGACTGGTAGATATTGATTTATAATCTTAGTTTTGATACCAGTATCTTTGAGTAAGTTTGCTGATATCTCTGAGTAATATCTTTGGTCGTTCAATGTATTCTTTGTGTCAGATACTTGACGTTCTTCTTCTCTCATAGTAACAAGTTTGTTTTGATGCTCTTCTGCTTTTTCATCTACTGCATTCGCACGTTCAATGTCTGTATTCCATTCTGTAATACTTCTGTTCTCTGCTTGAATACGAACTTGTCTATCATTTATAGAAGATTGTTCTACGTTAATATTCTGTGTAACATCAAATATCTCATTCAATCTTCGATTTGCTTCATCCCACTTTCTATCTAAATCAACAGACGCAACTTCAATCTCTTGCAATTTTTCAGTTCTTGTTTTAATTACTGCATCTTTGAATGATGCTGGAATATCTTGCTTACAAACACTACACTCATCATTTTCTCTATAGAATGTAATATCATTTGCGACTTTCTTTTGCGTCCGTTTCATTTGGTCTTGCAGTGAGTTTATTTTGTTTTTTCGGGTTGCAACTGATTCCTCATCTTCAATGCTTCGTGATAGTTCAAGGACTCTGCTTTGTCTCTCTCTGATTTCTTCTGTGTACTCATGTATTGTGTTCTTCGCCTTGACAATGCGTTCATTGATGTCTTGTGTCGATTTCTTACGTTGCTCATCTATTCGCTCCAAGTAGTCTTCTTGCAAATCGATTGACTGTCGAACAACCGACAGTTTACTCTCTGCATCTTTATACTCTGAACCAACTTGTAACAACTCACTTTTGAGAATATCATTCATTCGTGTAAATATTTGAATGTCAAGTAAATCTTCAATAATCTCTCTACGATGAGGTGCTGGTAGTTGCATAAAGGGTATAAAAGTCGATGAACCAAGAACAACAATTTGAGTGAAAGACTTATAGTTTAGTTTTAGTATCTGTTTCTCTAAAAACTCTTGATAGTCTTTCGTTGCCGCATCTTGATTAATTAAGATATTGTTCTGATAAATTTCAAACAGATTAGGTTTTAATCCTCTTCTTACTTTATACTGAGAAGAACCAATGCTGAATTCAACTTCTACTAGTGCATCTTTCATGTTAATTGAATTGATTAACTGACCAATCTTAATCTTACGAAAAGGTTTATTAAACAATGCAAAACATAGAGCATCTATGAATGTAGACTTACCAGAACCATTCGAACCAACTACAAGTGTCGTTGGTGATTTACATACTTCAATTTCGGTGAATTGATTTCCTGTAGATAGAAAATTGCGCCACCTTACATATTCAAATTTTATCATACTGTTTGATTACTCGCTTCAACATATAATCGTTTCATGTCATTTTTTATTCGTTCTTTGTTTGCAGTAGTGTCAACTTCATCAACGTAACTATGTAGCAAGGATAAAGTATCGTCTAATTGTAAATTCTTATCATCAACAAAAGTAGCATTGAAATCTGTAAAATCTTCAATAATATTAATTTCATGTACATCTGCATTATACAGTTTATCTATTACTTTGTCAAACATTTTCGCATTGATTTTGTTTATTACTACCACCTTTACAAAATGGTCTTTGAAATCACTTGCATCAAAGTCTTCATATGACTTATCTCTATCGTTATATTCTAACTTCTTAAATATAGAATACGGATTCTCAATAAATTCAATCTCTCTAGTTTCTGTATCGAATATATGAAACCCACGTTTATCACCATAATCAGACCATGTCATTTGATATGGGTTACCTAGATATGTAATATTGTCTTGAGTTGATTTATGATGAAAGTGACCACTAAATGCACAATCAAACTTCTTAAATGTGCTTCTGTCTAGTCCATGGTCAAAGTTTGTAAACCCACGATACATTGTAAAACCTTTGACTTCTAGATGACCCATAAGAACTTGTGCATCAGTCTTATCAATAGTGTTCATAGTTCTTTCACGATTATCATCACATATCCAAGGCACAAATAACATCTTACATCCATCAAATTCTACTTCAGATGCTTCTGTATAAATCCAAGGTTCTAACTTACCATCGAATGATGTAAACAATGTTTCCATACTGTTTACTTCGTTTGTATTTTTGAAATATGTATCATGGTTACCTATGATAACATGAGTGTCTACACCCATACTGCCTAGGCGCCATACAAAATCTTTTCTAAACTTGTGTAGTGTCTTGAAGTTTATAAACTTACGTCTATCTGTTATATCGCCTAGATGTATGCACGTTTTGATATTATGTTTCTCTAGATATGGAAAGAAAACATTGTCGTAAAACTTAAAGAAATAATTATTAAAGATTTCGCTATCGTTTCTTGCTCCAAAGTGTGTATCAGTTACTAATGCTATTTTCATTATTGTTCCATTTGTCAATTAATTGTTTATGTGGTATCACATTGTCAAAATCTTTAAATCTTCTACGTCTAGGAATATGTCCATATGCTTGTACATGGTCTTTAAGAACTTCTTCTGATAAAAACCCTAATGCATACAGTACTTGATTCCAGTTATGTGCCCCAAATATTCTATTTTCTGTGGTGACTGCACCACTTATATTTCCAACATCTTCTAATAATAACACACGTTCTCTAGTAATGTCAAGATATTTTTTCACTTCTGGCGGTATAATTGACTTAGATACATCTTGCCAGAAAGGTGTGTCTGCGTGAAAGTTTACATAGTGTAGTCTCACAAAAGCAAATACTTGTTCAAATAAATCTTGAATTATTGTATTGTATGTATTTTTAGATACGGTAGACGAATTAATATAGTTCGCTAATACTCTTGCTTGTGATATGCCAACACCGATTGCAGTTGCTTCTAGAGGTTCGTAAAAGTGTGATGATAGACCAATCAGTACTGTATTACCTACCCATGTTCTTTTATAATTACCTGCTTCAAACTTGAAAGTCTTACCAACATTTGGTCTAAACCCTAGTTTCTCTGTTACTTCTTCGACTGCATCTTCATATGAGATATGCTTTGAACTATATGCATAACCATTACCCATACGTTCAGATGTAGGTATTCTCCACATCCAACCACAGTTCATTTTATGTGCTTGAGTAAATACTGGATAGTTATCTGGTTCGTCATGCGGACACTGAAATGCAAATGCACTATCTACAAACATCTCATCTTGTCTAGAATGAAATTCAAAACCAGGCAATTCTGATGCTATAATTCTTTTGAATCCACTAGCATCAACAAAGATGTCTGCCTCATATCTTGTACATTCACTTTCAATCGCTTCACAATCGCCCCACTCACTTACCTTTACTGAATTAATAGTATCATCATAATATCTAATATTATGTTTTTTTAACTGTGTATGAAGAAATTTATTAAACTTCTGTGTGTCAAAGTGAAACTGATTAGGAAAATTATCTGTTTCAGAAACTTCATAGTTTAATTGTGTAGGTTGAATTAAATCTAATGGGTGACAACTCGCACTCATGTTTGTATACATGAATAATTCTTCTGGTTCGGTGTGATAAGGACCAGAACGAATACCATCGTCTGCCGATGTAAGAGAGTGAATATATCTCTTATCTGTCCAACCTCGAAAGTCTACACCATACTTAAAGGTACACCCACTTTCTTTGACAAAATCTTTAACTGATACATTAAGTAAGTTTCTAAAATAATTAACGTGTTCTGTGCTACTTTCACCAACACCCACAATACCTATTTCTGATGAACCTACAACATAAACATCAAGTCCTGGTCGTTCTATTTTCAATATAAGTGCCGCCATTAATCCTGCGTTACCAGCACCTAATACACATACTCTTTTGCTTTTCATCTATTACTCCATAAATTCGTCTAAAGCACCTTTGCGTTCTTTTTTATCTTTAACTGCATCTTTCATATCTTGCACTGCCATAGGATCATCATTGTACATATTATCTTGTAAGAACTCAAGGTATTGATTGCTATACTGCGTATCGTCATGTTCTGCAGTGACCATACTATCGTCTACAACCATGTTCTGTATTAACTTTTGTTTTAATTCAGTCTGCTTCTTTTCTTTCTGAATTCTACGCAAAAACGCATAGTAAATAATTTGTGTAAAATATGCAAATGGATTTTTAGATTTCTCTGGATTGAAATTGTGTAGATACATTAAGCAGTTCTCAATACCATCTGATATCATATCATGCTTATATGTATAATTAATAAAGTTAGGTCGGTATGATAGATGTTGTGCAATCTTCAGAAAACATTCACCGATATATCGTGTTACAGGTGGTTTCTGTTCATCTCTCGCTTTATGCTCATCACATACTGTCTTGTAGTCTATTAGTGCTTCTAAGAACTCTTTGTTGTTAACGTAGTGTTCTTTTTTACTTTTCGCTTTTGCCATAATCTTTCCTTGTTTTCTATTGACAACGTGTGTCATCGTGTGTATAATAGGGGTGTTCCCCTTTCAGAATAACCTTTCTTAGTGAACTGTTATCTTATCCTTGTTATAAAGATACTCTAGAACATCTTCTTTATCAGTATCGTTTAACCCTAAGGACTCATTCAGGTCTTCTACCATGTTATGTAATCTCTTCAGGTGTTTCATCTTTCTTTCTTCTTCATTCTGTATTTCATCTTCTAATGTTGCTTCACCTAATTTCTCTACAGGTTCTTCTGATAACCTATCTAGAAGTTGAGTGTAGTATACTTTAACATCTTTTCGAGGTTCTGTCAAGGTAATAATTTTATTTTTACTAATATGAAAAGTTTGGTCATCTGAGAATGATTCCCATGGACCAAAGGTAGCATTTTCATATGCTCCTTCTTTACCAGGAGACATCCATCTTACAATCTTAACTGGTGCTTTGAGCGTTACATAATCTTCATTCTCTTTAACGTCAATCTGTGCAACTAGACTATCTCCATTTGATAGTTTTAGTAGTTTAATAGGTAATGTCATATCTTAACCTTTACTGTTTTATACTTAAACTTCTCTTCATTATATATCTTTATACGTTCAACGGCGTGTTCAAGTGTATAATTTGTTCTTTGTTTCCAAGACATATCATCTGATATGTCGAATAGTTGTGCTTCTTCTTTATCATCGCCTAACCGAAGACCACGCCCAATAGACTGAAGATTTCTGATTTTGGACTTACTAGGACTAGCAAAAATGATATTATGAAGATTTCTAATATTAATACCAGTACTAAAAGTACCATAACTAGCAACGATGATTGCATCATGTTCTTGCTCGGTAATCGCACGAATATCCTCCCTCTCGTTTGCTCCTACTCCACCATGCACGAAGAATACTTTTCTGCCATTTGCTTTTTCTTTAATCATATCATATAAAATTCTGCCATGCTTCTCTACATACTGAAAGAGTAGAAGTGAATTTCCTGTTTGCTCTAACGTAAGATTGCGTATAAAGTTATTTCTAGGTGTGTATGATACTAAAAAGTCCATCTCTTCTTGGTAAGAAAGTTTCTTATTTGCCTGTCGCACATCATCACTATAGTTTAACATTAAACAAGTAATCTTCAACTTAGCGAGTTGACCATCTTTCATTAACTGTTTTGATGTTGTAAATCTACGAACAGGACCAAACAATCCTTCTAACATTAACTTATGCGTTTTAGTATCATCTAGAGTACCAGTAGTGCCGAAACGCATTACTGCATTCTCTGTCTTTTCCATTAGTGTTTTGAGTGATGTTGCTTTGAATAAGTGTGCTTCATCACCTATGACCATCTTATAATCAGCAAACCACTTCTTAGGTAGTTTGTATACAGACTGCCATGTAGTAATTACTATTCTCTTATCTGTGTTTTTATCATGTCCAGAATATATCTTATGACAGTTAGTCTCTACATCATATCCATAGTCAGCAAAGTCTTTATACATTTGTTCTACGAGAGATGTAGTAGGTACAACTATAAGCACTCGACCTGTAGTTCCTAGTTGTGTTAGACTGTAGATGATAAGAGATTTACCTGAACCAGTAGGTGATAGCATGACTAATCTTTTATCATTGATGCCATCACGAATTGCATCTACTTGATAATTTCTAGGGTTGAAAGGTAATTTCAAATCAACTAGTGCTTTTACTACATCTTCTGTAGATATGTTTTGTTTAGGTATAACTGTATCTTGACCTACAAGATTATAACCTCTAGTTTTACAAAACTCTTCTAGATGCTCTGTTAGACCTATATACAGTTGACTAGTCCACATATTAAATAGACGTATCTTTCCATCCCACATCTTATTACGAAAAGTAGGCATGAATTCTGCGCCTGGAACTTTGAACGTGAAGAAGTCAGATAACTCGTATTTTACACCAGCATCTTCACAATCAACTGTCATAAAGACATCATTAATCTTTGATACGATTATTGTAATCATCTGTTATATCGACAAAACTATTATAAGATGCACCGCAATTTTCGCAGATGTAATCTTCTTGTAGTTCACCCTTTTCACTTTCAAAATAATATTCTCCACAAACACTGCATTGCCAAATTTTAGGTGTACCCGAAAGGGCAGATGTTGTCATTCCCATTACATTACTCCATTTGTAAACTTATGCCATTCGATTGCATTCTTAATATCCCAACCTCTTGAGTTGATACTTCGCATGACATATTCTAGAAAACTCACAATAGTTTCCCAATATGCAACTTTGTCTTTCTTTTTAATTAAATCAAAGTCGCCTTCTAACTGTTCATCCATTTCATTCTTTAGTGGTTTAGCACCTTGCCATTGTTCCCAACCTAGGTCTTTTAATTCATACTGATTTAGTTCACCTCTATAGTATCGCCACTTATATCTTCTTAACTTAGCATAGTCGCTTTGTTCTTTTCTTAAATTGAGTTTAGCAGTGCTTAGAATGGTAATATACTTAGCGTGTAGACTTGCTACATTCAGTGCCTCTTTACCCAATTCGATATCATCTAACTTAGCGTCTTCACGCCACATTGTCTGTAATTTATCTAAATCTACCATATATACCTCATTTCAAACTCTCATTATAACAGAATTGTAATTGAATGTCAAGAACTAAATTTTAACCATCTCATACTTAGAGAATGTAAATGATGCGGATGCGGTAAGATATGGCATACTTGTATCAGTAATGTCGAACTGTAGTGCTTCTAAAGATGTTGGAAATAGGTCGTGAAATCGAACTTCTACGTTTGCGTTGTTGTTGCTATCGGTAATAGTCATCGTAGCATCTGACATGGTAGGTGCAATAGGTTTAAGTTGTTGATTGCCTGCTTCTGGATATCCTGGTTGTCTATTAATATAAGCATTATAATCGTCTGTGTTCAAGTCTGCAGTAATTTGTATCATCCAATCTGCTAGTGCCTTGAAGTTTGTCATATTCTCATCAATCAAAAATGTAATCAGTAAGTCACCATAACTAATAGTATCTCCAGGAACTGGAGTGTCTTTTACTCTTGCATATTGTATGCTAGGTTGTAATGATATATTAGGAATGTTAGCAGTTTGACAAGTGAATGCCACTCCACCTAATCTTTGCATTGTGAATACAAACTGAGATGGTGCTAAGAAATTAAGATTAGATGCCGATGGGTTATCGGTCCAATTCGTTATAGTTATATTCTTATCATATGCCATAGTAGTTCCTATCTTTATTGATACTACTATTTATATAATAAAAAAAGGGGCGATCCGAAGACCACCCCTTTAATCTCTCCCTTTATTGGAGCAACTTAGATTACATCAAGTTAGTAACTTTAGTCAATCTGTAGTATGCGTTGCTGTCTGCAGAGATAGAAGTGAATGGGTTAGAAACAAGACCGTATCTTGTCTTAAATCCAATCTTAGGTTGGAAAGTATTTTCTCCAACTGCTCTTACCATCTGTAGAGGTACATATGGGCAGTAGAACATACCAGCGTCATATGCGTTAGCACCTTTATAACCAACACAGTAGAACTGGTTGCTATCAGAATCGTTTGCTGAATAAGGATCGATGTAAACTTTCAATCCACCGTTGATAGTACCAGCAAGAGTATTGCCAGTGTCATCTACAGTCAGGTTGCTCTGAAGTGCTGGAGTGTAATCAAGAACGCCTGCCATTGCAAGTGCAGATGCTACGTCTGAAGAAGTGATAATGAAATTACCTTTTCCTCTACGAGTATCTTGTGCAATAGTGTTCGCATCTCTTTCGATTTGGAACAATAGACCCTTGAAACGCTCAACTGACCAACGACCATTTGAGTCGGTGTCTAAGTCGAAAGTACCAGCGGATGCAACTGCGCCTGCTTGTGCGCCTGCTTTAGCAGATGAGTACACAGTACGAACAACTTCTCTGTTGATTTCAGCAAGAATTTCTGCTGAAAGGATATTAGCGAGTTCAGTTTCAGCGTCAAGACCATGAACTGCTTTCAAGTCTTGTGCAAGTTCAAGAGTGTATTCTGCTTTCAACGCTCTTGTCTTTGCTGTTACTGAAGTTTTCTCGATTGAGAATGCCATTTCATTGAAATGACCAGAGTTACCCATAGAGACAGAACCATCTCCAAGTGCT